GCTTGGTCAGGGCGCCCGAGACCCGGGTCTCGATGAGGTACTTGTACTGGTTGTAGTCGATGTCGAAGTCGTCGAACATCGACACGTTGCCGCCCTTGTCGGCACCCAGCACGTAGTCGGAGAGGTTGACGAGGATGGCGACGATGTCGGGCTCCTCCTCCATGACCTCGACCGGCACGATGGCAGCGACCCGCAGCTCAGCGGCGATCTCGTCCAGCGAACGGTACAGGCGACGCCCGTCTCCGTCATTGAGGATCATGAACTGGGCGATGACGCTCTCGGTCGTGTACATCGTCGGCAGGCCCGTGCCCTTGTAGAAGCGACGGTTCAGGATGAGCGCATCGATGATCTCACGGACCGTCGAATTGGCATCGCCGAGGTTGACGCTGATCGTCGTGACGTAGAGCTGGTGATCCTTCGCCACCGGACGGATGTTGCCCTCGTTGATCTTGTCCTCGTGGGCCACGTCACGGCCGTCACCGATGAGGACTGCACGAGCGAGCTCCTCGTCGAGCATGATCCGCATCTCGCCCTTGAGCCAGGACACGACGTCGAAGTCGGTGATGTCGAGCATGTCGTCACGATCGAGCTTCTGCTTCTTGTAGATCGTGGTCGGGGTGGTGACCCTCTTGGACACGCCGAAGAACTCTTCCTTCTTCAGCTCGCCGGTGATGTACCCCTTGGCCCGAGCTTCCTCGACGGTGAGGTCGGCGGACAGCGTCTTGACCCGGCTGAACGGGCTCTTGCGGCACCCGTTGAGAACTCCGGACACCCACTCTGTGCGCCGCTTGTCGAACTCCGGCGTGCTGGTGAGGGCCTTCGCCTCTGGGAAGAGGATGTCGATGTCGTCGATGCCGTGTGCCAGCGCATAGGCCTCGACCGCATCCTTGAGAGAGCCGCCCTTGACGGCGTCGGCGACGATTCCCTCGACGTCAGCGTGCGAAAGGACATGCCCCGCCCCGCTCATCATCGACTCGTTGCCGGTCTTGCCCTTCTCGAAGACGTTGTGGGTCGTCATGGTGTCTGAACCTTCCTGGTTGGTGTTGCCGGCGTCCCCGCCGAGATTGTCTTGCTGCATGCTGTCGTCCTCGGCTTGTGCTTCGAGAGCCGCACCGATCATGAAGTGCACGACATCCTTCTGTTCGTCGCTGAGAGAGTCGTAGATGTCTTGGACGGTCTTGCCGTCTTCGCCACCGCCTTCTCCGTCATCGCCGTCATCATCGGCGTGCGTCAACTCCTCGTGCTCGAGAGCGAGGCCAGTTGTGATGATCGCCTCATCGTCGAGCTGAATGTCATCACCGTCAGCGTGACGGATCGTGACATTCTCGATGAGAGCGCCTGGGTTTGCACCGGCAAGAACCAGGCTGACCTCACGGATGGCTCCGTGAAGAACTCGCCCGGACCTCTCGACCAGCTGGTTGGCCCAGATTGACATCTGACTGATGTCACCATGCTCGAGCAGACCGGCAGCATGCGTCGCCTTGTTCGACTTGTTGAAGAAGCCGTAGGCGTACGTGCCGTCGTCCCTGTCCTCGAGGATTGCGTGCCCGAGAACGTTCTCGGGGTCGGTGTGACCGTGTTGCCAGACCAACGGAACCTTGGCCTGGTGCTGATGTCGGAAGGCACCGGACATGATCGTCCGCCCATCCGTGCACTTCAAGCCGGCCTTGGTTGCGTAGCCGCTGAAATCACATTCCATTTTGACTTGTCCCTTCCGATGTCGATGTCTCTGTCGATTGGTCCGGTTGTGGCATGTTGCTGTTGATCAGTTGGTCCGCCTTCGGATCTTTCGACGGCGGCAGTCCCATGAATCCCCGGATCTCGTTCGCTGTTAGAATCTCATTCCGAGTAAACTTGTCTGCGATCTCAGCGAGGTTGTTGACAGGGACGAGTTTGAACGGGTTGTCGAAGTACTTGATCCGTTCTTTGTTGTCAGTACCGTCCCTTCCAATGAACGCCCTTTGCATGGCTTCGGTGATGGCGGTCACGATGGGTTCGATGGTGCGGTTGAAGTAGTTCAACATGGCCTTCTCATCAGCCGTGCCGTTCATCACTTCTTCGGTGAGGCCAAGCTGGTTGTACAACATCCCCGTGAGGTACTCGACTTGCTTGAGGAGGTTGTTCTCGGCTGGCCGGTTGAGCTGCGTGATCTTCTCGGTGCCATCTGTGTAGGCGATGCCGTACTGGCTGCCCTTCAGTTGGAGCTCGATGTCCTTCCGACGCTGCTCTGCTTGATTCCGCCGTGCCTCAGACTTGATGACGTAGGGAAGCTGGATGATCAAGTCCAACTTTCCTGAACTGGACTGTTCGTCGACTGCGTCCAGAAGGTTCAACTTCCGGATCAGTCTCTGAAGAGTCGAGTTCGGCTCGTTCATCACTGAGTACAGCGGGTTCTCGACGATCGAAGTCAAGCGCTTCAGAAGGACGATGTCTTCACGCATCCCACGAGCAATGTTGTAGCAACTCACACGGACGTGGTGCGGAAACCACTCCATGATCTCGCCAACACGCATCGTAAGGATGTCGTAATCTTCGTCGAGAATTGGATCACCAGTCGTATCGACTGGAACAATCGCCGCAGATCCTTTGTCAAAGATCGTTAGGACGATGTCTTGCCTGAAAGCTCGAGGACCTTGGTCGAGGTTTGGTTCGAAGGTCAAACAGGAGTTGAGTTCGCTATCGATGTCTTCGAAATACCGACCTTGTTCGTCGAGCTTGATGTGTCGAATTGCAATCGCAGCCACATCCACACTGATTCTGGTAAATATGGACGAAACAATTGATCGCTCGTTCGAGAAACGAAGCCGAGTCCTATCGGGTCGATAGCCACCGTAACTACCAGAACCATAGGCAACTTGTGGCGTTGTGTCCTCGTTCCATCTGAATGCGTTCCACATTCGCTTGAATCGATCTATCAATGCCATTCGTCACCCCCTTTCTTCTGTCGTATCTGGTTGTTACGTGACTCATCGGTTGGCAAGAACGCTGCTACCGATTGCTGCCAAAGCGGTAACACCGCCGACAGCCAACATGGCAACGGCTGCTTCCTTCCCAGTCTTGAACTGTTGCGACGTGTTCCAAGTCTTGTCGAACTTTGCCCGTTCCTTCGCCAGGATCTTTCGAGCCTCTCGAGAACCGAGCTCCCGCTTGTTCTGAGCGTACTGAGACTTTGCCTTCCTGTATTGTGTGTGGGCCTTGCCAGATTCGATCTTGTCTCTGGCTGCCTGAACAGTCTTGGCGTGCTCCTCTGCGTCCTTCTTGCGGCTTGCCTTGTTCAGTTCTTTGTTTCGAGCTCGACGCTCTTTCCGAACTCCCCACTTCATGCCAGCGACGCCGTAATGCTCGATGTCCTCGAGAGCCGGCTTCTCGTCGAATACGTAGTTCACTCGAACGCCTCCTTGTTGGCCTTGTATGCAACGTACGCGTCCATCATGGCCGAGACGTTGTCGATCTTCTCTTCAGCTCTCTTCTTGAGCAGCTTCCTGTTGCCGTTCGTATCCTCAAGGGTGATAGCGTTGCCCATGGCAAACGACATCAACTCTTGATCGAAGATGAGCTTCCGCTCCTCAGCCAAGATCTTAAGCTCGCCGAGAGGAACCGACTCAGTCCTCGCTCCTTGAATCACCTTCTCAATCCCGAAGGGACCGTTCTCTGCTTCCCACCGAGTAACGAACTCCTTTGCGTTGTAAGGGTCGAAGCCCAAACACCGAACGTCGTACTCGTTTGCTTGGATGAAAGCGTCGAGATCTTCGTACACCTCCATCATGTCAAGGACTGTTCCGTCCAAAACGTGCAAACTACCCTCACGAATGAACTCTTCGTACTTGGCCCGCATTGCTCCAGGCAGTTTGAAGAGTGTAAGTGATGTGATGTAGCTTCTGGTCTTGATGCCAAAAGCATAATCGTTGAATGGGAACATCAAGGTGAATGCGCAGAAGTCATCGCCTTGAGAAAGGTCTGCACCAAGAGCACAAGGCATCCCCCAGAACGCTCTTTCTGGATGCAATAGTGTCTCTTCGTACGTAAAGAAGTAGGTGTAGCCTTCCATCGGTATACCAAACCTCTTAGCGAGAATATCGTTACGTGCAGCAGGAGCCTTTTCGGCTCTTTCCACGTCCAAATGGTACGTGTCGTACGTAACTGTCTTCCCAAGGTTCGGATTTGCTTTCAACCAAGTCGATGGGTCCGCTACTTCGTCCAATTCGTCCAGTTTGTAGTGCCAGATCGAAACATGAGGAGCTTGGTACTCTCCTCTTAGTATGCTAGCGAGTTCCATTTTGATTGTGTCGCCAGAACCATTCCGAACTGTACCTTCAGAGCTGATTGCAACGATCAACCAGTCCGAAAGTTTCGATGCTCCCTGTTCAACAGCACCGACAACGTCTTCTCTCAAGTCACCAGACAACCATTCGTCGATTGTAGAGCAAGCTGGACGTAGCCCTTGCAGTTTGTTGATCGACATAGGCCGTACTTCGAGTAGAGAACCAGTGAGAAAGTTCTCTATGCCCTTCTTCGTTGGAACAAGCTTGGCCCTGTTTGCTCTAGAGCCGGTTGTGTTCTGAAGGGAGCCCTCAGTTAGGAACTTGAAGAGTGGGCCTCTTGCCCTGGCAATGGCGGTACGGAAGGGGGACATGACCTCTTCCGCCTGCTTCATGGTGGGGGCAGTGGTGACCTGATGGGTTGTGGCTGTGACCACGTTGAGGTAGAAGGCCTGGATGCAGGAGGCGTACATAGACTTGGCGGCACCTCGGGCAACGATCAGGTACTGCTTGGTCGTAAGGCGTTTCTTGACAACCTTCTGGATGTACTGCCCTCCGCCTTGACCGTCTGGCTGGTAGACACTTCGCTCAACGAAGTAGTACCAACAGAAGATCTGCTCTGCCCACAGTTTGAACGTGTCGAGCAAGTACAGATCGCTTCCGTCTGTCAAGGTCAACTCGAATTCGCAGTACTTGATGAATCCGTCAACCGCCATGTCATCGTAGTAGATGTTCGGATTGTCGATTAGCGCATCGATCCGATTCATCTCCATCGAGATCTCACGGTTGACAGGAATCTCGCCACGTAGAACTCTCGCTCTGAATTCTCCATAGTAGCGAGGAGTTGCTGTATTAGATAGCATTACGCAACCTCCCTACCTACTTCTTGATGACGTTCCTTCCTGCTTCAACCATCTTCTGACCGAGAGGACTCGTGACGAAGGTGTACGCAGCGGTTGCCGTTGCGGCTACAGCAAGAACTCCCTTTACGGCATCATGCCCACGCTTCATGGTTGAAGGGTTCAGCCGATGGTAGTTCTGCTCAAGGTTCAATCGCTCATTGACCTTCTTGAGCTGGTTGTTGGAAAGCTCGCTTGACCTCTTGCCACGAAGACTGACAGTCTCCTTGTAGTCCTCTGACTTTCGGTCACCTCTTGAAGCTCTACGTTCGGCAGCACTGCGTCGAACACCCCACTTCATTCCCCGAACACCGTAGTGCGCAAGGACTTCCTCTCCGGTCATTGTGCCTCCATGTGCTGCAGCCGTCTCTTTGACCCAGCCTTCTGGGAGCATCTCAACGGCGTTGAGTTCTCGAGCTCTCTTGATGATCCAGGCCTTGGTAGTAACCTTGTTACGGGCCCTACCAAAAGCCTGAATCGCTCTGTGGAGATCAGCTCGATTGCGGATTGGATAGCCACCGTGAGGCATGGCCTTACCTTCTTCGGTCAGCTTCTCACGCTTCTTGTCGCTGAACTCCAATTAGGCCACCTCCTCTCTGTGGTACACCTCTCCTAGAGGGTCTCCTGATCCTGGGGGGTACTCAGATCCTGGCGGGTATGACGCCTCCTCACGGAAGACGCTGAGTCGCCACTCATACTCCTTGATCTGATTGTTGGTTGCCTCGATGAGGAATGACGTCGACGGTGGATCGAAGAGCAGACGAGTCTTGAGGTAGACGTAGGTCCTGATCAGTGTGAGCTGATTCGGCGGAACCGGGTAGTCGTCCCAAGTCTCTTCTTGTCCTTCGATGGCGAACCCCTCCAACGGACCCACTCCAAGCTGGTTGAGGATGGAGAAGGAAGCGTTGATGTGAGTGATGACGTCAAGGTCGAACGGAGTGTATCCGGCGTCCAAACCGAGGATCTTCTTCGTGCTGTTTAGAATGCTATCGGCCATGGTTCACCTCCGTTTCTGGGGTTGATGGTCAGCTGTTGGCTTCGGTGATCCGCTCACCACGGATCCTGTACGCCTCCTTGCGGACAGCGTCTGGATCATGACCGGCCCTCTTCAGGCGCTCATCACGATCACGGCCGTTTCCCCACCGGCCTGCGAGAACTTCCTCTGCCACTGCTGTAACATCTGAAGTCTCGGTCTTCTTGGCCGCCTTCTTGGCAGCCTTCTTCTTCGGCTTCGGAGCTTCTTCGACCTCGGTCAGCTCCTCGAGTCCATCAATGCCCATGTCTTTCTCCTTCTACCAAAGCTTGGTATCTCCGGGCGATCTCGACAACACGATTCTCGGCATCATCGTTTCGTTGTTGTAATGAATCGCATTGTGCGTTGTTTTCGTCGTTGTGATGAGGTATTCCGGATCGAAAATCCATTCCTCACCGTGAACGATGTCGTCTGCAACGATCGGGTTCATGTGATGCACAAGAATCTCGCCGTGAATTTCGTAATCTGGAATTCCCAAATCACATCCATTGTCACGGAATATCACGTGATCTCTTGCGCTTTTCCACTCCCTCGATCGGTAGAATCGTTGGTTTATCCACCGATCAAAGCCGAAAGTTTCGTAGCCAACAGACCCGAAAAGCCTTAAGTACTGATAACGCTCTTCGAATGTGTTGTATCTCGAAAGCTCGGAATATGAACGACTAGTCGTCATAGTCGTCGAACTCGGCGTCCGTTGTGTCGGCTTCACCAGCATAAGAACGCATTGCTTGAAGAGCTGCTGCATACAACTCTTCAACTCTCTTGGCAGAGGCCATAGCCTCCACTTTCGAGGTAAGCAACTCGTTCTCACGACGAAGCTTGTCTTGTTCGAGACGCTCACGAGAAGAACCAAGCTTCAGAAAATGCGTGATGACCTGGGACGATGCAGTCCCGTCTTGCATCTGCTGTTCGGCAAGGTCCATTGCTTGGGTTACGAGTTGGCCTTCACGACTTTCATCAGTAGTAGCCGGACGATGTCGACGCTTAGTCATTTGGCCTCCCAGCGTCAGTACTTCTTGAGCACTTCCCA